GCAGATGTTGCGGAACCTGTTAAACTTCCACTAATTGATATATTATAAGCTCCTGTTGTTCCACCTCCTGCAGTAAGAGCGTCATACAATTGAAGTAAATCGTTTGGTTCAATTATATTACCATTTACTATATTTGATGAATTTAAAGTCGCCATTTGTAATAAATATTAGTAAAAAAGTAAATTATTGCCAAGCTGGGATATAATAAATATTTCCAGCAATAGTGACTCTAATCCAACCGGCTGCTGTATATCCTGTATTATCTGGGACTGTGTCTTGTAAAAATCCATACTGACCTGAGGGACCAGTATTAGGAGTAAGTAATCCAAAACCTGTACCACTTGCTCCTGAAGTTCCTGAAGTGCCTGGTCCTCCTGAAGTTCCTGATGAACCTGGAATACCTGATGTACCTGAAGAACCTGTTAATCCTGAAGTTCCTGAAGTACCTGCAGTACCTGCAGTACCTGAAATACCTGAAGTGCCTGTTAGTCCTGAGGTACCTGAAGTGCCTGTTAGTCCTGAAGTACCTGAAGAGCCATTTGCTCCGGAAGTGCCTGAAGAGCCGTTTGCTCCTGAAGTACCTGATGAACCTGGAATACCTGATGTACCTGAAGAGCCGTTTGCTCCTGAAGTTCCTGAAGTACCTGTTAATCCTGAGGTACCTGAAGTACCTGTTAATCCTGAGGTACCTGATGAACCTGAAGAACCTGATGCTCCTGAAGAACCTGAAGAACCTCGTGTACCTGAAGTACCTGAGGTACCAGTTGCACCTACCTGAAAAGCCGTTTGCTCCTGATGCTCCTGAAGTACCTGAAGAGCCGTTTGCTCCTGAAGTACCTGAAGAACCTGTTAGTCCTGATGTTCCTGATGAACCAGCACCTGTATTTGCACTAACTATATAAGGATTTAATATTGTACCATCACCTGTTACTGTAATATTAGTACCAGCAGATACAACTCCTCCAACTCCTGAAGTACCTGAAGAGCCGTTTGCTCCTGATGCTCCTGAAGTACCTGAAGAGCCGTTTGCTCCTGAAGTGCCTGAAGAACCGTTTGCTCCTGAAGTGCCTGAAGAACCAGCTGCACCTGAAGTGCCTGAAGAACCTGATGCTCCTGAAGAACCTGAAGAACCTCGTGTACCTGAAGTACCTGAGGTACCAGTTGCACCTGAAGTACCTGAGGTTCCACTTCCACCTCCACCTCCGGATGTTGAATAACCAAATTGTCCAGTTGTATTATTTACAACAACAGAATAATAACCTGCTCCACTATTTTGTGGAAGACCATTGACGGAAAATGAACCTGTTAATTCTAAGCTACCACTAATAGTGATATCATATGCTTCAGCACCTGTAAGAGCATCTACAGATTGAGAAACATGCCACGATTCAATTGTAAAATTTTGTGCAATTTCATCAGAATCAGGGACGAATATGTTCTGTAAGACTTTAGCCATATTATCTATCTAAATTTATTAAGATCGTAGTATCAGTTGTTGGGGATGTTGGGAGTGGTTGGGACAATTTTCCTATCGCTAATAAGTTTTGTTCATCATCATAAAGTCCAACTGTTGTAACATATGGATTAAAGTATGATGCTGTTACAAATCCATACTTTATAAATCCATCTACAATAGTAGCATCTCCTACTCCATAAACAGCAGATCCGTATTGAGCTACTCCATAACCGTTACCTCCTGGGTTTGAATCACTTGTAATTACTGCTATTCCGTGAGGATAAAATATTTGACCACAAATTTCATCTGAAGGAGATAAAAGTAAATTTCCTTGACCATCATCATAAATGGAACCACTTACTCCTGACCATCTAAATGAACCTGGTTGGATAAAATTTCCATAAAGTCTTGATGGGATAGACATTACTCCAACAACATCACCTGAACCTGTTGGAAAATATTTTTCAAATGTTAAAGTAGTTTGGTTATAATTAAAATATCTACCACTTGAATCTAATGGGCCTACAAGTACATCTCCTTCGGTATTAGCTCCAGGAAATATACTTCCTGTGGTAGCAGGACTACCATAACTAGAACTTAAATAATTTGAATAATATAATTCTTGTACAGAATCATATACCAATCTTTGATATTGGATAGATACTTGACCTGTTGTAGGATCTGTAGTAGGATTAAATAATGTTCCTGAGAGATTAGTTCCTTGATAGCGGTCAATAGCAACATCAGAACCAGTTAATTCGCTTCCCTTATAAGAAAATCCCTTATTAACTTCAAACGGTACAACCGTTATATCCGATGCTAGAAATTGTTTGTATGCACTCATTCATTTTAGAAATCTAGCTTAACTCTAACTAAAGCTTCTTTAGTAAAATCTTTTGGTAAAGGTCTTGATAATTTTGCAACTGCTAATAATTGGTTGGTATCATTATAAAGACCAATTGTTGTAATATATGTTTGAGGGTTATTAATAAAGCTACTATATAATACTTCACCAGTTGAACCTGAAATAAATGATGGGTTTTCTGAGTAATTAAATTCTGAAGTTCTAGGTCTTACAAATATATAATCTGAGGTGATAGATTCTTGAGAATTAATATAAAAATCAGCTGTTGAACCTAAACCAGCCATTGCTAATCTCATAGAATTAAATATAGCAACATTAGCACTAGAAGTAGGTGCTGCAGATCCAGTAGCTACAACAACGTTTGAACCCCAAGCAAATGAACCACTGTATCCTAAAGCAATACCTCCACTAACAGCTGGTTGGGCTAATGCTAGTGGGTTTAATAAAATAGTTCCAATATCTGGTAGTAACCAACCATATGAACCTGAAGTTGCTGAATAACCATCTGCAGTATTGCGGGAGGAAATTGTTGCTCTTATTCCTGATGAACCTGTAATTAATTGAAATACTCTACCAGCTTCACAGAATTGTACTGAGTTTACATAATTGCTATTATCTGTTAAAGTAATAATATTGTTAGCTCCTGTTCCTGAAAGGGTTAATGAAAGAGATCCTAAAAATAATGAATCTTTGTATCTTGCTCTTTCAAAAGTTAAAGCAATAAATTCAGAAGCAGTAATAGCTCCAAATGCAAAATTAGTATTTTCATCACCAATTACTAAATCTTGCCACTGACCATAGATAGTACTTGTTGGAGATAAACCATTAACAACAGGGTTATATACTAAACTACCACTTCCAACTGAGTTTCCATAAGCAACAGCAAATTGGACTGATTCAGATGTAGCAGTATCATATACGTTTAAATAATAATCTCCACTAGATCCAGCTTGTTGAGCTGAAGATGTAAATACAGCTGATAAAGCTGGGGAATTATTTGACCATAGTGTAGATGAAATGGCATCTGTACTTACTACAAAATCGTCGGCTTCTAATCTTTTAAATGACATGATCTATATTTTAAGATACTTTAGTTACTGTTACTGGGATTGTTAAACGGGCACCTGAATCTCTACCTTCTACAGTTAATGTAGCTTGTAATTGAGTATTATTACCAAATAATGTATTAACAGTTGTTGCTCTCATATTAATTGTTGTACCAACTACTGTTCTTGATACTGAAGTGCCTAAAGTTTGGGTTTGATTAGCTAAATTAAGTGATTGAACTGCTGGAGTATCAATACCTACACCTTCAAATGTACTAAATAATCTAACATCTGAAATGGTTGCTGTATATCCTGATGTTTCATATGTGTTACCACCTAAATAATTTAATGTTTGAGGAGTAATAGCTAATGAAGCACCTTGTTTAATTACAATTGCATTGTAACCTAAATCAAGAATAGGCATTTTAGCAGTTCCACGAGGTAAAGTTACTAATTTATATTTCATTACCTGTGTTGATTGAGGAAAAGCCTCTAACAAAGGCATATTATCAATGGCTTGTCCGTAATATGCAGAACCTGATGGGTGAGTTGGATTGTATAAAGTATAATCGATCTCATCATCAGCTAAAGCAAATTGAGTAATTCTAAATTGACCATCATTTTGTGCCAATAATTGACGGCCTGTATCGGTCAAAATTGCATCTACTGTTACTACTGAGTTGTTTAAATATCCCATGTGTTTTTTGTGTTATATGTTATAAATATATAAGTTTATTATTTTCTCATTAAATATTGTTAAAGAATCCTGCTGATTGTGCTATTGCTAAAACATTTTCTTTATATTTTGGATTAAAATTGCCAGGAATCAATAATCCATTAATATTACCTGTAGGAGTATTAAATGATCCTGTCCTTAAAACAACTATTGTTTCATTAGGTAAACCGTATACGTAATTAAATCTATTTAATGTAGGACTAAATCCACTTCCAGATGTAGGAGCTACTCCAGATGCTATTACTTGATAATTTTGGAAACTTCCTGAGTTGACATTAGGAGAACTTCCTGAAAAATTATATTGCTGAATATAAACTGGAGTGGCGCTTTGAGTTGCATATGGTGAATTAGAAACTATAGCTCCTAAATTAGCAGGATAAATAGTATTTAAAATAGGAATATTACTTGTTAGAGGATTATCTTTAAGATTAAAGACTGAACTACTTATAAGAGAATTATTAGTAGGACTTAATTCTATTTTATCACCATTAACATTAATTAAAGCAGTAAGATGAACTACTGTTACATTAGCATTTAAAATAGCTAAAAGTTCTTGTTCAAGATCTGCAGTCATTTTTGCTGGGGAAATGTTATCAAAATATCCAAACCAATTACAATAATCTTCGACATTAGCTACAGCACCTATTGAACTTCCAGTAACCATTGGTTGATTTACATATGATTGAAAATTTGAACCTGTAGGGGATGTTGTTTGACTTCCAAAATATCTTGGATTAGCTACTCTTAATGTTGTATAATTTGAAGCCGGAACCGTAGAAGGTGTTGCACTACCTGTACCTCTAGAAGCACTTATAATTACGTTTCTATTTACAGCAGTTATAGCATTTGATGAAAAATCTACATCAAAAAATTCTTCGTTAGGACGAGCTAACACCGCATTATTAATTAATGGATTATATTCTGAGGAATTATATCCTGAGGAAATATTTAAAAATGGATTTAATATAACTGAACTGAGTACTTGTCCATATAAATCTGTATATGAAAGATCCCATGGATAAACATAAATTGCTTGGCTTCCTAAAATTGGAGAGAGTATAATTCTATATACTGAAGGGCTAACAGGGGTTATTGAAGTTATTAAACCTGTTATAGTACCACTGTAATCATCATATGCTGGGGGGTTGGGAAAAGGTTGAGGAATTTCATAAGTACCATCAATTCTAAAAATTATTTTATCTCCGGCTTGTAAATTAGATAAAGCTGTTTGGATATTAACACCATCGTTGTCTACTTCATTTATGTAAAGTTGATTAACATATCTAAAATAATTTGAACCATCATATCCAATAGTACCTGTCCAATAAATTACTCCAGCTCCAGGGTTAGTTGCTACTGATCCTGAACTTAGGTAGCTTAAAAGTTGTGTTGAAGCCATTTTATAAGGATTAGCTTCATTTAATTCTCCATTTTCTACTTCTAAAATAGATCCACTTAATTCACCATTGTAAAATTCATATTGAGCAGATTCAGTAAATACTACAGGTCCTAAAAGTGATGGAGTTGAACCTGTCCAACTTTGTGTAATATTAACTACATTATTTCCTGTGTAGAAAGATTGTGTTAATCCGAATAAATCAGGCATTGTACCTCCTGTACTTGCTGAGATTTCATACATTTGGATTGGTGATCCTGTAATAAGAATATCTTCTACAACATATGAAGTATAATATGGATTTGCTAATTGTAAAGATGCTGTAAAATTATTTATAAAGAAATCATTACCTCCATCTGAAGCGAAGCATATGGAACTTCCTTGAGGAATAGAAGCATTATAAGAACCACTAAAAGTAAATGTATCTCCACTACCTATAGTTATATCAAATAATCCTGCAATAGGTGTAATTCCATTTGGTTGGAAAAGTGTAATTTCATATAATCCTCCACTACCATTATCTGTTATACTACCAGTAATAATTAGATTATATACTCCTGAGGATGTTATAGGGTAACAAACTAAAGCAGTAGGATTATCATCTCCAGGGATTATAAAAGCTGATGAAGTATTATTAACACCAACTGATGCTATTGAAGAAGAAAGATCAAGTTGTGGAACAGGATATTTATTTCTTTCTAAAGTTGTTTGTTTAATTACAATACCTGATGCAAGATCTGTTCTAGCAGGAACCCAATCTTGGATCATTTTAAATAATGAATTATCAAAATATTTGATAAGTCTTATATAATCCCAAATATTATAATTTTCTGTATATTTTTCGAAGTAATAATTTCTTAAAGCATCTAAAGCAGGATAAGATTCTGCTGAAGATGATACTAATCTAGGATCACCTATATAATCTCCAAGATTAAAATATCCTAATTGACCTGCAATATCGTTATTAATTTCATTTTGAGGGGAAAATGCTACCTCAACATAATCAATATTAGGAGTATATGAACCACTTTCAGGTACCTCTTGTTGTACTGAAATAAATGGGGATAAAGCTGTATTTTGTGGGAGATTTACTTCATTACTTCCACTATAAGGTAAAACTTCATTTTGTTGTCTAATTTTATTAGACACACGGTTTTTAATACCTGCGGGGAATTGATTTGGATAAACAAATTCTCTATTAGGTACAAAAAGGTCAGTACTACTTACATAAAAAGTACTTGTATTATTACTAAATGATTGAGTAATTGACCAAGACCCTGTAATTTTAGGATGAATTGAAAGTGATGATGTATAAAGCTCACCTCCTAAAGTTGCTCTAAATAATAATGTATTGGGAGCAGTATTAATTCCATTAGCATCAATAGAATAAGGATACATCACATAATCCTCAAAAGGATCTGCTGTTAGAATTTCATTATAATATCTAATTTCTTGGTAAGAACCACTAAACATTTTTCCAATAGATGTATTGGAAGTTGCTGGGAATAAACTTGTTTGTCCATTTTCCCAAGGAGATGAGTCTCCATTAACTGAGGAACTTGCTAAAAATTGGTATGTATTATAATTCCCCCCAGGGGTTGTTTTATTACCAGCATATAATACAAAATCACCACCAGCTACTTCAGCTGTAACCATTACATTCCACCAATTACCATCAAAGAAAGGTAAATATACACTAGCAGAGGTTGAAAGAGAAGATGTATTTGGAATAAAATCTAAATGAACATATTCATTATAAGGATTAGGAATTGAACCTGAATATGAACCACTTGTATATCCTGAACCTGTATATCTTAAACGTATAGCTGCTCCTGCATTAGTAGTCCATAAACTTTGAGAATAATATCCTGTATTTGTAGGAATTCCTCTTGTTTGAAATCTAAATTGGAGAGTTTGAGCATTATTACCCCAAGCTCCATTAACTTCCCAAGATGATGTTATATATTGAGTTCCTTGAGTATCAAAAGCATAATTAAATTGATTAAACCAAAGGTCATAATCATTTTCATCAATTTCATTTTGACCTCCAAATTCATTTACTTGAAGAATAGTATTAGGAATACCATAAATAGTAACTAAAGCTTTTAAACCTTCTACGGTACCTTTTTTCTTAAGTAAATATGGTAAATTAGCATATATGCGTTTATATATTTCAGCATTTATGTCTTCAGTCGGTATCAATGACCCTGTAGCGGATGCCGTTACATACGTGTTTATATACTCATAACCCGTAGGAGTTGGCAATGAACCCGTTGTGTAAGGTAAATTATATAAACTACCTGAAGGTGTAAATCCTAAAAGTGCTGAGTATAAATCGTTTGTTGAAAAATTATTTTGGTAGATTTTAATACCCATATCTCTTAAGATATCAGCTACTAAATCTTTTGATACACCATAATTTACACGATTATCAGCATTGTATTTATTAGTAATATCTTGAGTATATAAAAATACTGTGTCAAAATATTGACCAATCATTTCAATAAATAACTCGTATTGCGCATTTTCTGGGTCTTCTAATAAGTAACCAGGAATGGTATTTATAAGAGCATTATTGTTTAATATATCATATTCTTCAGCTACAGCTGATTGGGAAATAAACCAAGTTTGACCTGCTACTGAACCTGTTGTTACATTATCATATGGTGGAGTAGAGTTTGTTTTTGGCCAAGCTGATGAACCTGAGGTGTAATATAAATAATATTCATAGTCATCAAACCCAGTAATAATTTCATTAATTTTAGCTTGCCATATTACATTACTTGAAGAAACGTAGGTGTTAGTTAAAGTATTACTTGATAAACTAGCACTATATTCATACTGTTCTAATAATGATAATTTATAATAGAAATTTTCTACTCTTGTTTGAGCAGAAGAAAAATGAATAAAATTAGCATAATCAGAGTAATCAACATTTATTTCAACCCCAGTTTGAGCCAACATACTATTTAACTGGTATTGTAAGCTTCCTGTTCCTTGGGATTGATTGGTTGTATTAAGTTGAGTTAAATTACTATATGGAGTTGAATTAGCAATTTGGTCTTGAACACTAATATTTGTGTTAGGTCCTCTTAAAGGAATGTTTTCATCAACAAAATCAAAAATCTGAGAGATGTTGATATTATAAGCTACGGGATCAGCAACTTGAGTTACTGCCCAACATAATGAATTAATATCAAATTCTACAGGTAAAGGTTCATATAACTTGATTAATACTGTTGGGTTATCAATACTTGAAGTATCTAATAAAGCATTTAATGAAATTAATAATTTATTATCATTAAAATCTAAATAAAAATCATAATAACTTCCAGTAGCTGTAGCTATATTATTAATAAGTTCTAATGAAGAAGAAACTACAACTTCATTAGGAATATCTGTAGTGTCTAGTCTAACTTCTGTTCTATCTGGAGATATTTCTGAAATGAAATATTGGCTAAATGAATTAGACCCTAATATGGGACTTACAAAATTGTAAACAGTATTATATTGTCCTTCATCATATCCTAGACTTTTTAAATCTTCAACAGGATCTAAAACTAAATTATTATCAATTAAACTATAACCCGGCCATCCGGCTGTATTTTCAAAAATTATATCTCCATTCAGATCATAGATAAAATATTCTATAACATCTGTTGTAGGATTAAAAGCTGTTTCAACATTAATTGAAGTAATTAATGACTCGTCTTGTGTTGAATAAGACTGAGCTTCAAAGGTATTAGGATCTATTGATGTTATGTTAACTAATTCAGCCATTATATACTTCCTGTTAATTGAGGATTTAAAAGTTGTTGTAAATCTAAGTTTTCTTGTCTCAATTGTGTTACTTCATCAATCAATGCTTGAATAGTATCATCGTCTGCTTGACTACTTCCTATATAAGCTTGAGATGTTTTTATAAGATATTCATGAGAATTTAAATCTCCAAACTTAGGTATTTGATAGAATATTTCTTGGTAATTTTGGAAAAATTCTGCGGTTGAAATTGAAGGTATTGATAAAGGAGAAACAGGTGTTGGTTCAACCAATTGAGTAAAAGAAGTATCAACAACTCTCTCAAATTGAGTTTTACTATAAACTGTTTTATTTAAATTTATTTGCTCAGCCATTATCCATTAATTACTTTAAAGTAATATTGATCATCAAATACTTGAGTTGTTCCTGCTATTTCTGATTTGATTAGAATAGAATAATATCTTTCTGGTTCTAAACCATTCATCCAAATATCAAAATAGCTAGAAGTTGCATCTGCACTAATTTGAGTATATTGAGTATCAAAATCAATTATCATCTCATTAGTATCTAAATCTTTAATAGCCCAATAAGATGCTGTTGGTAAATAATAATTATTTAAATATATAGAAGATGTTTGCCATAACTGAATTGGGAATTCAGGGCGAATATTTACTCTAAATCTATTAAAACTTTGAGGATAAAAAGTTCCTGGGTTTTGGGCTAGTGTTACAACTGCTGGGAGTGTATCTAAAATTGTTTGGGTTGAAGAACCTGTATCGAATGAGTAATCTCTCCAACTAATTTGTAAATCAGGAGGATAAATTGTATGTGTATCTCTTGAAAAATATTTTAATTCAGGTTGAACTTCTCTATCATTTATAAATTCAACTGCTTGTTTTAAAATAAATCCTTCGTTTGCTATTGATCCTGTAACCCAAGCTTTTACTATTTTTGTAACATCTAAATTTATATCTTTGCTATCCCAATAACCAAAAGTTACAGAAGAACTAAATGGATTTAAACTTGGATTTGAACTAGTAAAATACCAATTACCACCACCAGCTACTGCCCATGTTGTATCAAAGGAAGCTGTTACATTTGATGGGAAACTTGAAGTAATCCATTGTCCTCCTACAGATCCTGAATAAGTTCTCCAAATCCAGCTTGTACCATTAGTTTGGATAGGATCATCTAAATATCTACCAGTACCCATATCCCAAGCACCATAAACTGGGAAACATTGAACTGTTGTATTGGCTTGTAATCCTGTAGAAGTAGCAATAAAACACTGTAAATTGGCTTTCCAAGATCCGCTATCGAAAACATTTTGAGGTATTAAATCTAAAACGGCTGCTAAATCATCATTTGTAAATCTAATTAAAAAACGGCTAGTTTGTGGGTTTGGTAAAGAATAAGCAAAAGAAGTTTCAGTTGCTTCTATAATTTCATCCAACCCTGTATTCATATTAGGGAATAAAGAGTATAATGTTGCGTCTTTTTCGGGAAATATTTTATATACTGCCATTTCTTATTATAAATTTACTATTCTACCCTGAATATCTTGATCGGGATATTTAACTTCAAAAATAGAAGGATCTAAAGAAGGATAAATTACGTTTCCTATAGTTGCACCAGCAATATCATATGAATAAGGTGAATAACCTAAATTTTCTCCTACTAAATTACTAATTTGTATATTTTTAACAGTTTGTACACCTGTTACTCTATCTAAAAGAATATAAATATCTCTTAATACAATAGGTTGATTAATTTGCCAATTTTTAATAGCAAAATAATCTTTTAATGCTGTTATACAATCGAATAATACTTGATTGCTATTAAATTCAGGTAAAACAATTATATCAAAATTAACACCAATATTAATAATAAAAGCATCTTTAATAGAAACAGCATCATTTACCATTCTGTATTGAGATAAATAAGTTGTTAAATTATCTTTTAAAGCGGTCGATGCCAGTTGTAATTGGTTGTTTACATTAAATGATAAAACGTATAAATCCAATACCGAATTGGATTCACCGGCTGATAATGTTATTGCTTTTGTTGGCTCTATATACGCTTTAGAAATAACACCAAATTTAGCAGGCATTGAAAGTGATCTTACTAAATAATCATCTTGAGTTACGTTACGTAATTGAGTTGCAAAATTTGCAGAAGCATTTTGACGAATTTCTTCAATTGTGTCTCCATCACCTCCACCATCTGCGGCTTCAGGATTTGTTACTGCTAATGAATTAAAAATAGTTTGTGCTGTTACAGCATTAAGATTACTATTTAAGAATTTAACTGAACCTATTAAAGTGGTTAAATCGTTAGCTGGAACGTTTGCTGTAACTCCTCCACCTGTTAAATATCTAACAGTTAATGTTGTGTTTGAAGGAGCAATCCCATAAGTTTTTGTAAATATAAAATTAGCAGGAGCGTAAGCTGTTGTTAATTTCATTTTTTCAAATGGTAAACCTAAACCTACATTATCAGGATTAGGTATAATTACTTCATCTGTATCAGCTGCTGTACCTGCTCCGAATTGTAATTGTAATGAACCTGAATCTAAGAATCTTGAAATGAATCTTCTTTGAACTTGTTCTAATTGTAAAAGATAAGGAGTATCTCCTTTATATTGAGATAAGGTTGGATCGTTTGGATTTGTATTTTTTATTGATTTATAAATACATTCTTGAGCCAAATAATCTACTTCATACCATTCATTACTATCAGAATCAAAAACATCTAAAATACCTACAATTCGAGGAGCATTAATTTCTACAGTTGTAAATTGTTGAGGAGTTGTAAATGTAAACTCTGTGGTATTAATTGTAGAGGAAATTGCTTTTCTAGTTTTCTTTAAAAGATAATATAAAGGATTACCACTACCATCAACACTAAAAATTGAAGTTTCTGTAGGATCTCCAGAAGATGAAACTGTAAAATCTACAGGATCTTCTATTAAAAATGATACATTAGGATCAGATGTTGATTGAATTTGAGTATTTTGATTTACATATAAAGCATAATCAAAATCAGGTATGTAAGTTGATGATGAAATTTTTGAGGGGACTTGTTGATAAAAATCAATAAAAGTTGTTGCAACTTGGGTTACATTTGGTTTATAACCAAACATATAAGCTAACTCATATAAGTTATTAGTTTGACGAGCATATTGTAAATATGTTTCTTGAACCTGATTGTCAAGATAAAATGATAAAACGTCACCTACATAGGCAGCCATCTCCATAAACATCATTCCTACTGATGATGGAGTAAAATCATTATAAGTTGTAGGGAAATATGTGCGAGCATAGTCAACTAAACTAGCTCTTATTTCGCTAAAATCTCGATTAATATATTGAATATTTTTTCTTTTTGTAGTGGCCATTATGTAAATGCTAATTGTATTGTATCATTTAAACCTGTATCTGCAATATTGTATTTTAATACAACATTTATTTGATTGAATTCTGGTATGGAATCTATTGATAAATCTTCAATAACAACCATAGGAAAATATACCGAAAGTTGATATTGAATATCTTCTCTTAAAGACTCTGTATTACCTGAGGTAATTTGTTGAAATAAAAATGCTCTTAAATTTCCCCCAAATGTTGGATTTAAATATCTTTCATTTTGGTTTGTTAAGAAAAAATTAATTAAATCATATTTAACGGTATCTTTTGTAGTGTAAGTAGTTTTAAATACTCCCGGAACATTAAATGGTAAAGCAATACCAATACCTGTACTAGGTTTAGTATCTAATGGGAATATTTTCTTTGCTCCAAAAGCCATTATTTATTCATTAAAGCCATTATTTGGTCTAATCCAACACTTCCTTCAGGCAAAGCACCATTAATAGTATCTACTGCTTGAGGTTGAAAATTACCAGCATATTGAGAGTTAGCTACTCCTCCGTTTTGCATTTCTTCTAATAAACCACCAAACATAGCGCGTCTTTCAGCAGCATTTAATTGTTTTGGTTTTTCAATATGTGGTTGTGCGTAAGTATCTCTTAAAGATTCAGCTACAACTGTTTTAGGAGCACGAACTGCTTCCAAAAGGATATCTTTTAATTCCTCTTGAATAGCTTCTCTTACAGCTTCTTTGATTAAAATTTTAAGTTCTGTAGTTTTCATCACTTTATAAATATTTAAGTTTTATGTTTTTTATGTTAATTTCCTCTAGTTTTTATTAATACCCAACGGTTTCCATCCCATTCATAAACTTCTACTGTATCTCTTCCTTTTTTCTTTATTCTTTTTCTTTCTTTATCACCTACTTTTTTCCCAGCATAACCAAAAGGAAATAAATCTTGGGTTGGAGTAGAAGTAGGAGTTGTTGGTGTAGATGTTTCTGCTTGAACTTCTGTTGTTGGTACTGATACTGGAATTGTTGTTGCAGAAGCAGGAGCAGGTGCTAATGGATTTGGTGAAGAATCTGTAAGTAAATTATCTCTATCAATAATAAATTTAAGTTCATTAATTAATGTTTGACTATCTGTAGTAAAAGATAATTCTGTTTGGATTAAAACTATTCCTGAGCTGTCTTTTCCTATAGCTCTTCTACGAGTTACTGTAGGAGTATATGGTACTTCTTCAATTTCAATTATAAAACCATTGTAAGTTGTTTGGTTTTGAGTTTGATCTGCTTGTAATTGTGAATTTGCTATATCATTAATTATTTTAGATATTGGTTCTAAATTTGCATCTTTATTACATTTTTTAATATAAGAATCTATAATAGTTAATGTTTCTTTTGCTTTTAAAACATATTGACCAGTAAGTGAAATTACTAAAGAAGCACTACTTAATGTTCCTTGTATTTTAGCAAGTTTTGAAATTCCTTTATTATCAAATGTTGTTTTTCTAATAAATGTTTGAGCATCATTTAATGCAGAAGGAATTGCTCCTGGGATGGGTAATGTACTTACTGGAGGGATTTTTAAAGCGGCAGATATAGCAATAGATGCTATGTCTATAGTATTAATTAACCCTAATGATAAATTAAGAAAATCAGAAGCTCCTGTAAGAGATTTTCCTGTTTGGTCTATTTTAATTCCAATTTTATTTAAAGATTGAACAATATCATCTCTCTGAGCTAATAATTCTTGCAAAATTGCTGGACTTGGGCAAGTATTAACATCAGGAATATATTTTTGAATTAAATTTTGTAAAGAAGGTTCAATTATTTGGGGAATTTGTGAACTTAATCCAAATAATAATAATGGAAGTTTTGCAGCTCCTTTTGGTTTTAAATCATCAGGTAATGCTTTTTGAATTTGTTCCGCATTAACAGATTTTTGGCCAGATTGAATAGCTTTTTTCTTTAATGAAGCTAATTCTGTTAATCTAAGTTGATCTAATTTAGCTGGGTCTACCATTATACTGTATAATTATATTTTGATTTAAGTCCTTCTAAATTAGCTTGAATTGCTAATAAACTACTATTCATTTGAACTGCCGCTGTATTTAATTGGATTAAAAATGTACCTGGAGGTGTTGCAGCTGCTGTGGAACAAACTTGCATAAATCCTGAAAGGTTAGAAATTAATTGGTTTAATAAATTAACCGTTTGATCACCTAATAATAAAGGTTCACTTGCATTTTTAGATCCTAAATAAATGTTTCCAGATTGTACAACTACTGTTGGTGTATCAATATTAACTCCTTCAACGGCATTTAGATTTATAGATTTTTTACTACTTAATAGTATGTGATCTGTTGTTGTATTAAATACTAAACGACCCGAATTTAAAATAATTTGCTTTCCAGCATATTGATCAGGGGTTTGAGGAGTATTAGATTTGTAACTAAAATAATTAGTTGACGATGCTTTTAAAGGGATTTTTTGAGTACTTGTAGAATAAATAGAAGATTCATCATTGTTAATATCTTCTACTGTTGGTACCCATCCTTCTTCGCTTTGTGTTCCTTGACCATTTCTAATAATAAGAATAGGATCTCCATTTGTTCCTGTAGATGACCAATTATTAATGGTTCCCTTTACAGTAGAACCAATTCTTATACTATTACCCCATCTACCTTCATAAATTATATCACCTTCAAAAGGTAATATTGGATGGATATTAGAACGTTCCTTAAAAGTTTTACCTAAAAATATTTCTGTTGATTGATCAGTTACTCGTCTAACATTTCCTGCTTGAGTTTGAACATAATCTTTTTGTTGGGAAGCAGGTAATTCATTAGGAGCTGTTGGGTAAGCATTATGGTGAGGATGATTCCATAATGAAACCACATCAATATAATAAGCAACTGTATTAGAAGATATAGTATCAATATTAGTATCGGGAAGACCTATTATATAAACTATTTCATTAATTAGTGGTAATCTTTTAGAATTACCCATTATTGGTCTAGCAGTAGGAAGACTTGGAGATGGAATTGGATTATTTACTTCTTCGTATTCAATTACCCCCAAAGCATTCCATTCACCTAATTCTTTAAATCTTGGGTGATTTTCATCTAATACAATACTTAAAACTCTAACAGACTTAATTAAATTATATTGATTTATAGCATTTTTTACCCCAAAACCATTATTTAAATTGGTATTAAGGTTTCTATTTAATGCTGAAAATCCGTATCTGTTAGCCATTATTTTTCTCCTTTTAACTCATTCATTGCTGAGAGTAATTGTTCTTTTTCTTCATCAGAAATAGTTAATGCACCATCTGCTGTTTGAGTTTGCATAGCACGTTGAGCTAACGCGGCCATTTTAATTAATAAATCATCATTTTTAACACTTATTTCCATATATTCTTTAATTAATGGAACTACAAGAGTAGCATCACCAATTTCTGAAATAAGTGGTTTTAACTCGTTTATAAGAGCTGTGACTTGTTTATCTTTTTTCTGTTGGTTATTATAAATTTCCTCTAAAATATCAGAGAATTTTTTCTTACCAAATATTACACTATCAAATTGTGACATAAATATACAATTTTGTTTCTAATAAATATTGAAACTAGAAATTTGTATATCCGTGTTCTAAATAAAAGACATA